TTAGGGATTACTATTCATCCCGATAACATTAAAGCTGTAATCAATGATCCAATCGATATTGTGCGAACTGAGGTTTTGGCACAATGGGTTGATACGATCAATTCAGCAATTGATGCACAAAAATGGTCATTATGTCAGACCGAACCAATACCATTAGATCCAGACCAACCTATTTGGCTTGGACTTGATTTATCGCCTGATAGAAAATTTGGCGCATTGGTTGCAACTCAGAAATTACCGGGAGAAAGATTTAATTTAGTTTTGTTGCATACTTGGTCAAATGATTACAGCTTAAATGATCTAGCAGTTGCCAATGACATTGCACCTTATGTAAGACGATATAACACTCAAACTGTGGCGTATTCCAAACGGACTGCACAAGCTGTCGCAAGTCGGCTAGTTCCTGCTGGAATACCCATAACCGACATGGATGGCGCAATCTATGCGGAAAGTTGTGATCGGTGGTTGGGCGCAATAAATTCCCATCGATTACAGCATGGTGGTCAGGATGAACTGACCCAACAAACACTTTCAGCAGCCAAATTGCCATTTGGGGATGGCAGTTGGGTTATTGGAAGGCGTGCAAGCAGAGTGGCAGTTTGTGCAGCTGTCGCTTCCGCACTTGCAACCTATTTTGCGACACAACCTGAAACGGAGATTGATATTCAAGTCGGATAATTTGTAATTATGGTATATTATGTGCTAATGGGATTATTCGATCGTTTTACTACCAAATCAAATCAACAAACAAATCCAGTTGATGTGGCTGCTGCATTAGCACCTTACAATTCACAACAATTAGTTGGCGGAATTTTATTTGGAACTACAACCGCAACTCGTGAACAATTTATGGCAATACCAGCAGGAGCAAGAGCAAGAAATATAATTTGCTCAACTGTCGGATCATTACCGCTTGAGCAATACAATCATTTTACAAATGAACATGTAAGACCAAATCGAGTTATTATGCAACCAGATCCAAGAGTTGCTGGATCAGCCATTTACGCTTGGGTGGCGGAGGACTTGCTTCTATACGGAATTTCGTATGGAATGGTCATGGATTCCTACGCTGCAACTGATGCTTCAAGAATTCGTGCATGGACAAGAATTGCACCTAATAGAGTTTATGCTTCATTAAATAGCAACTCAACCGAGATTGAGTATTATACAGTTGATGGCAAGCGAGTGCCGCCATTTGGTATTGGATCTTTAATTGTATTTAATGGTTTAGATGAAGGAATTCTCAATCGAGCAGGTCGCACAATCAAAGCAGCAGCAGAATTAGAAAAAGCAGCTGAGATGTATGCAAAAGAGCCAATGCCACAAATGGTATTAAAGTCAAATGGCACAAATTTAACTCCAGAGCGAATTACAAAATTATTAGAATCTTGGAGAGTATCAAGATCGACTAGAGCAACTGCATTCTTGAATGCTGATGTTGAATTACAGGCTTTAGGATTTGATCCGGCTAAATTACAATTAAATGAAGCTCGCCAATACCTTGCTTTAGAAATTGCAAGAGCATCTGGTATTCCAGCATCATTTGTATCTGCCGAAACTACCAGCATGACTTATAGCACAACAGTAATGGAAAGAAAAGCCTTAATTGATTTCAGTTTAAGAAATGTCATTACACCTATTGAACAAAGATTATCAATGGCTGATTTTGTGCCAAATGGTGTTGAAGTCAAATTTGACATTGACGATTTCTTGCGTGGATCTGCATTAGAGCGAGCACAAGTTTATGAAATCTTAAACCGCATTGGTGCGATGAGCATTGAGCAAATACAAGAGGAGGAGGACTTAATCCGATGAAGATTAATTTCCCAGTATCGCTAACAGCTGCCGATTCAAACCGCAGAATAATTTCTGGTCGAATTGTGAGTTGGAATGAGGAAGGATCGACCTCAGCAGGTCGCACTATGTTCAAAAAAGAATCTATTGACTTTTCAAAGCCAGTTAAATTGCTTTTAGAGCATGATCGCACTCGACCAATTGGCAAATTGATTGATATTACAGCTGATGAGCAAGGCATTGAAGCAACATTCAAAGTTGCAGCAACTATTGCTGGCGATGATTCTTTATTAGAAGCAGCTGAAGGTTTAAGAGATGGATTTAGCGTTGGCGTAAAAATTAACGAATGGAAAAATGAGGAAGGCGTTTTACGCATCAAGTCAAGTTCCTTACAAGAAGTTTCACTAGTAACCGAGCCAGCAATTGATTCTGCAAGAGTGGCGGAAGTTGCTGCAAGTGAAACACCAGAGAATTCCGAAGCAACCGCTGAGGAAAC